ATCATCTGTTCCCTTTCGCTTTCCTGCAAGGGAGAATGGTTGGCAGGGAAATCCCCCTGTGAGAATATCAATTCTGTTTGCATATTTTTTGAAATCAGTTTTACAAATGTCAATGTGGCTGTCGGCTTCCGGCCAGTAGTATTCCAATACCTTGCGTGGGAAATCCATCCATTCGCAATGGAACACATTCTCCCACCCCATCCATTCGGATGCAAGGTCAAACCCACCGATGCCTGAAAATAAACTGCCGTGTTTCATGGTGCAAATATAGTTATTTATATTTAATTAAAAAATGTATTCAACGGTTTTACCCATAAAATTGCATTGCAGCGTTCCTGTCATCCCGTTACGGCACTTGCTGATAATGAGTTCAGCATCTTCAAGTTCAGGTGGATTGCCGCCATTCTTCTGTGCTTCATAATAATCAGGGCGGTATGGGAATAACACGGTGTCCGCATCCTGTTCTATCGCCCCAGACTCACGAAGGTTTGCCAATTTTGGGCGGCTATTGCCTTCCTCTGTTCCCCTGTTAAGTTGAGACAATGGCATCACGGTACATCCGCATTCTTTGGCAATCAGTTTGCATTGCCGTGATATGTTGGCGATTTCCTGTTCCCGGTTTTTACCGCCTGTGGATTTGACCAGTTGCATATAATCAATGATTACCAGCGTTGGTTTTACCTTCATTGTCTTAATTCGGGTTTTTATTTGGGCAATGTCAAGCATTGTGCTGTCTTCGATTTGAAATTTGTAATCAATCAGCAGTAATTCACGGGCGATATTCTCCAACTCAAATTCATTCACATCAGCATTACGGACTTTCAGGTTGTCCACCCGGCCCAAAGATGAAAGTATGCGGTCTGCGAGTTGTTCTTTACTCATCTCCATGCTGAACATTATCACTCTGCCCCCGAGCTTTGCATGGGCAATCCCGATGCTGACTGCGAATGCTGTCTTACCCATTCCGGGCCGACCTGCCACCACCACATTTTCACCGGGTACAAACCCACCAATGTACTTATCCAATCTGGTGAACCCGGTGGGCAATCCAATAGTTTTGATTTCGGATTTGCTTCGTTTCTCCAAGTTGTCAAAGCGGTCACCAAGTAGAGTGATCAGGTCAACAGCTTGTCCGTTTTCGTTCAGTTGTATTTCATCAATCATTTTTTGAACTTCCGACATGGACTGCATTATTTCACTTCCGTTGGTCAGGTCATTGACAATTTTTGTCAAGTCAATAGTCAGTATTTTGCGGATGTATTCCTGATGCAACATTGAAACAAGGCGAGTAATGCTTTCCCCTGTGTAGTAATTGTTTAACCCTGCGATGTCCATTGCCATGTCACGGTGCTTCATTACCACAGCCACGTTGTCTATGTGTTCGTTGTTGATATACATTGCCTGAATGGTCAAACATAGAGTGCGGTATTTTGGTACGGTGAACCATTCGCTTCTTACCGATGCGGTAAGGTCAAGTTGTTTGCCTTGTAGCCACGTGCCGAGTATTTGTTGCTCTATCATGGTAAATAATTTATGGCCTTCGCCTGTTCGATTTCAATTGGTTTCAAAAATGGGATGGTATTTGAAAGTTTGGTTTTCCAGTTCTTAATCTTTTTGCCGTGACCATCAACCCACCCAGCTTCCACCCATTGATTGTATTTGGCTTCAATAGGGTAACGATAACCGGGTTTCAGTCCTTTCATTCCATATTCGCAAAATTCTTCGAGTGTGGGTATTGTATTTGTATTTCTTTTTTTATTTACAATTACATTTTCATTTTCATTTTCCATATGTACAACATATGTTTTAGATATGTTATTCATATCTTTTTTGGTTCTGTTGTTTCTCCTGCTTTCGGAATATGCCTTACGTTTTTCAACTTCCGCAGACAATCTTTCATTCAGGTAGTTACCATTTTGATCCTTTACAAACTTTGAAAATATATCTTCATCATATGTGCCACATATCTGTAACATATCTTTTTCAGTCAGTATGCCTTTTTGGTGTTGTAGGCATAGCAGGGTAATGTATTTTCCTTTTTGTTCCATAGTCAAAAGCATTGTTCCGGTCAGGAAGTCGCTGGAATAAAATAGGAATGCTGGGTCTTTACTCATTGTTTCTGTCCTTTCAAGGTTAATTTTTTGCATTGCTGGTAGTAGATGATTTGCAGGTCAAGTTTCATCCAAAGGTACTCACATTGTAATAACGTGATGACCTGATTTTCTCGCCTGTAATTTTCATACTCTTTGCGCAGTTCAAGTTCTGCGATTTGTTCGTCACAATATGCGACTGGTAATGGTGTGGGTTTGTAAATGTTCATAAAAAAAACACCCACACTTTCGATAGTTGAACCCGGTCTGGACACTAACCGACTATCTACTTGCGTGGGTGTTAATTGTATTCGTTTCATTTGTCCAATCTTCTCGGCAGGGGGTTCAGTCCTGTTGTTCCGATATGCAATTATATAACAAAGATTTTAGATTTCCAAATTATTCGTTACAATATTGTTGATTTTCGTGGTAATCAATGTCGCTTTGTTCGTCACGTTCCCATTCAATCGTCTGGGTGATGTACCATGACCATCCCTTTTCCCATTCTTTAAACTCATCGGAGTTCAGTTCAAAAGGATTTTCGCCATTTGTTCCCCAGTAGTTGAATTGCTGACAGGCCTCATAGCCCAGTTCGAAAGGTGTTTTTGTGTTTTCCATGCTGTTTTGATTAAGACACCCCGAAGGGTGTTTCGGCTATTAAAGCCTCATCAGTTAATCTTCGGGTGTATATTGCCAATCACTGGCACGTAAAAGTTCAAAAACAAAATCCGAAGGTAATTTTTTTGCGCAATCAGGGCCAATTTGAAAACATCCTTGGCTATCTTCAACTTCTTTAATTGTGTTAATTAAAGTACCAGCAGTTGTATAATGTACCCAAAAATTATGATTGCTTGATTTAATTGGCTTCATGCAAATGAAACAACCATCGCAACCATATCTATCTTCGTTGTTATCTCTTTGAGAACTTTTAACATAATCGAAATCAATGTTTGCAATACCATTGTCATCATGCCATACTTGAAATTTGCTTTTTGTGTTTTTCATGTCGTTTTTGATTAGTTTGATGATGCAAACATAGTATAAAAAATTATATCTGCAATGATTTATGTAAAATATTTTTATTGAAGTTATCCACATTTTTACAAAATAGAACATTTACGAATAAACTTTGTGGCGTGAAGAAGCACACTAAAACATATCTTGACCATTTCGGATATGACAAAAGCGATTTTATCCCATGCGAGGTATGTGGCGCACAAGCTGTGGACATTCACCACATCGAAGCACGGGGAATGGGTGGAAGCAAACACGCTGATGTGATTGAAAACTTGATGGCGTTATGCAGGAAAGACCATGCCCGCTATGGGGATAACAAGTCATTTAAAGATTGGCTCAAAAAAGTTCACGCCCTTAAACTTGAACAAGCGCACCGAGATACTGATTGAACTTGCCAATTCCAAATGGCTGCCGGACTTCTGTAATAAAATTGGAAGCCATGTCGCTGCCGACCTACAACAACACCTTTTGCTTATCTGCTGTGAAATGGATGCCGACCGCCTAATACAACTGCACCAAAGTAATGGACTTGTCTACTATTTAGTAAGGGTGGGATGCAATGCGGTAAACGGCAATCGTTACACAAAGTTTTATCGTGACTTTCTACGCACTACCGAAACCCTGCCTGAAAATTACGATGAGGAAGCGGAAGATTATGACGAAACACACATCAGGCGCAAACAGGAAGCGGTGGAGTCTGTCAATTTCAAAGAGGTGGCTAATCATTTCAACCGGAGTGAGTGGTATGTGGTAAAGTTATGGCAGTTGTGGGAAGATAAGCAAAGCATGGCAATGATTGCCCGTGACACAAAAATCAACTACCGAGAGATCAGCCAAATAATAAACGCAATCAAAACACAAATCAAAGAAAAATACAATGAATACGATGACTGACATTTTGGGAGTAGCCGCATTGTGTGTGCTGCTATCCCGTTACTTTTTTCCCCCGATGATTTCATTTGTCTATGCGCTGGACAGCCGTTACCGAAAGACAATCAAACCATTTGAGTGCGGTTTCTGCCTATCGTGGTGGGTGGGACTTACTTGGTTTGCCGTTGAATTCGGATTGTACGGAGTGATTTATGGTGCATTATGCGCTATCTTTGGAGCATTAATTGACCGATACCTATGACACTAATTGAAATCACATTGACTGGCATCGCTATGGGGGTTGTTTTACCCTGTGTTTGTTACTTTATAATGACAAGAATATGACACCTGAACAGCGTTCACTTTGCCTTGACTTGAAGTCGCATATTGAGAGGATCAACAAGACCGGCACTTACTCACTTGAAGCTGGGTACTATGCCAAACTCAACGAAGTTCACAGGCAGTTGTATGGACAGCCATTTCCAGCTTGTCGCAGTTGTATGTTTGACACCCTGAAAAAGCTTTACCGGGAGGCACTCAATGGTTAGTATTATTCATGGCGGCAATGCAGGGGATTTGATTTATGCACTCCCGGCAATGAGAGCAGCATCCCGGTTGCACGATAGCAAGGTTCACTTATATTTACAGGTGGATGTACCTGCACAATACAATTTCAATCACCCGATGGGCAAGGTGCAGATGAATTTAAAGATGGCACAGATGCTCGTGCCGCTTTTGATGTCTACCGACTTTATAGGCAAATGCACAATCACGGATGAAGCCGCAAAATGCGACTACAATTTTAACCTATTCAGGAAGTTCCATAATTACACTGGCCACATCAGCCAGTGGTATTTTCATATTTATCCTGAACTTACCTGCAACCTTGCCGAGCCAATAGCGTTTGATATTGGGCCAATAGGCAACCACCAAATCATTTTGAACCGAACAGCCCGGTATCACAACCCGACATTTGATTATAGCATACTGCGCAGGTATCAGGATAGAATTTCATTTGTGGGATTGCCTGATGAATACCGCATCATTTCGGCCAAGCTGCCCGACATTGAACACATCCAAGTCAATGACTTTGCCGAGCTATGCAGTTACATTAAGGGCTGTGAGTTATTTGTCGGCAACCAGTCAATGGCCTATGCAATAGCGGAGATAATGAAGCATCCACGTGTTGTTGAAATCTGCCCGACTGCGCACAACGTAATTCCAACGGGCGACAATGGGTTTGGTGCATGGACAATTATGAACCTGACACAAATAATAAAACAGAAATATGGCTGAAACAGCAAAGGCACACCAACGCAGACTCGCATCCGGGTTTTATGACACCTACATCAAAGGACAAGGCATTGACATCGGGTGCGGTAGGATTGACACATTTGATGGAGTTGATACCATTTCATTGACCGATTGCATCCACCATGACAAAGATGATTGCGATGCAACCATGATGGAGATATTCGCAGACAACACATTTGACTATGTCTATGCTTCCCATGTATTGGAGCATTTAGATGACCCAATCACAGCAATTCAAAACTGGTATCGCATTTGCAAACCCGGTGGTCACATCATCATGAGCATTCCGCATCGTGACCTATACGAACGCAAAAAGACACTACCCAGCCGATGGAATTTAGATCACCGATATTTCTACTTGCCATACTCATGTGAGCCACCACATACTTTTTCAGTTGAAGGCATACTACTTGCAACAGGCATTCAGGAGTATTGGGATATTGAGATAATCGACACGGCAACAAACAAGGACAAACCCGAAGAACACAGCAACGGGGAATTTTCAATCGAAGTAATAATCAAAAAAAATGCAGTGGGTAAGGTTAAGCGAAATTCATCCAAACGCAAATAACCCTCGGACAATCAATGCGGATAAATTCGCCAAATTGAAGCG